CTACGATAACCGCGCATTCAACATAGCTACCTGTTCGTCGTTCATGTCATCAATCCACATACCGTAAATTTCATACACCATCTGCGCAGTTTCATGCCCCATCTGGCTGGCTATAAATGCCGGGTTCGCTCCTGCCGTCAACAGCCAGCAGGCAAAAGTATGTCGCGTATGGTACGGATTACGACGGCGAATACCAGCACGTTTTACAGCTGCATTCCATCTCGCACCCAAACTGCTTACCGAGTAATAAGGTTTCTGTTTTCCGTTACACACCCTGGGCATGAAAACAAAATGCAGTTTTTGCTTTTCAGTTCTGCCGTACTCCCGATGATAAAAAGTGATTTCGCTTTTGCGATGATGCCCGGTCAGTTTGTATTGCTCCTTCAGTGCTTCAAGAGCCGGCTGCAGTAATGTTACCGTCCGGATCCCGGCATTTGTTTTTGGGGGACCGAACATATCAAGTATCGTCAGGTTTCTTCTGACATTCACAATTCCCTTCTCGAAATCCACATCCTCCCACGCCAGAGCTGCAAGTTCCCCGTGACGAAGCCCGGAGTAAACGGCAAATTTCCACAAGTTTTGGCTCTGTCCTTTTTCACTTTCCATTAATGCATTGAATTCTGTTTTAGATAACGGGTCTGGCTTTATTCTGTTTCGCTGTAATTTTTTTACTCCTTCAAATGGTTTGGTTGATATAAATCCCGACTGATACGCAAAACGTAACAACGAACAGAGCAGGGCGATATAGTTATCAACTGTGCGCACGGTTCTTCCTTTTTTGTTGGATCTTGGATTATCCAGGTAAAGCGTTTCTCCATGCAGCAGTTCATTCCGGTAGTTTAAGATATCGCTATAACGAATATGTGATATAGGGGTACTCTCACAAATTATTATCCTGAGTGTTTTTAATTGTGATTTCGTTTTCTTCATTGTGTTTGTTGTTAACTCTGTCTCTTTAATTTTTGTCCAGATATCACAAAGCTCGCCGAACGTTTTTATGACCCTAGTTGTCACCATTTTTGCCCCAGTGCTGGACTGGGGAAAACGTCTTAAATACTCAAATTCACCGGAGTTGATTTCATGAACTATCAACGCTCTTAAATTCCCGGCCTTTTTAATGTTACTGTTAGTAACCTCCCAGCCTTTCAATGTTTCCCGACATCGTTTTCCTCGAAACATGAACCAGATGCGAATGTATTTACCTCGAATCTCGACACCTGTTGGTAATTTAGACATATCATGAGTCTTTGATAAACTGATTTATCTTTGGATAGTTGTACCAGATAATCCCTCGCTTACTGTCTGGCTTCCCTAAAGGAGATACTCGTTTGAAGTGGAAGCCTTCCACCCAACAGTTCTGGCGGTATGCTTCAATTTGTCTGGCCCCCAGACCAGTGCGAAGCATCAGGCCGTATTCAACCATCCACTCTTCATTAAAGATTACTTGTGCCATCGCATCACCTCTGGCAGGCGCCAATGTTAGACTGAAATTGACGCCCGATGTTGATTATTAATAATCAGCTATGAAGTTTTATTTTCAATACAATGCAATTCACGACGACTGAAGTTTCTCGCAATTAAAATTTATCAGTTTTACTTTCTGCTCTCTGGAAACGCCTGCTTCTTTTTTACCTGAGAGCATTTTTTCGCATTCTGATTTGGTTAATTTTGTTTTTGAGTACCTTGTCCAGTTAGTAGGAGTGCCACCTTCCTTTTCAATAGTGGCGGTAATTTTATACATGAACACCTCCATTATTATTGCCAGTGGTTCGTTTATTCCATCTTTCGAGTGCTTCTTTTTCACTTCCACCATAGCCGGTTCGGGATTCGCATCCGTTACACTTCGCGCGGTAATATCCTGAAATGGCTTTCACCGTTACTGATGGACAACCACAAAAAGGGCATGGTTTGACTTTTTCATACCGCATTGTCTTTTCTCTCATAAAATAAAATTTTGTGATGGCGGTGAGGCTACACCGCCAAAGTCAATATCAGGAGCCGATATATTCTGGTTTCATATCTGTCAGTGTCGTTTTATACGCCTCATATAATTCACCCAGATGTGGCCGAGCAGCATTCAGCGTATTTTCCAGAGCAGTAAATTTTTGTTCTGCTTCTGGATCACCTGAAGAAGGTAGGTCATTTATCATCTTCTCGATACGGGCAATAGCATTGAGACGGTGATGACGCTGAACCACTTTTCCTTTAAGTTCCGTATAGAGAGCGCCAAGTGTATTTTTATGATCTTCCACTTCCTGGCGAAGTGCTGTTGTTTCCCCGGTGCTTTGTGCCTGCTCAATACGTTCACGGAAAGCATCGATCCAGTTTTCCCCAGCATCCTGCTCAATAATTGTTGTTTCACGTTCCGCGCGGCAAGCGGAAGTGTTTTTATGTTCCTGAACCGGATTAATGATTTTTTCCTGTGGCTCGTCCAGTTCGTCCCTGGTGTACACTCCAAGAATCACTTCGGGGCAATAAAGGCGCGCCCAGCGTTTCAGCGCCAGATAGGCAAGCTGCTGGCGAGGATCGTCGGCCCATAGCGTTGAGTTACGTGTCCTGGCCTGCGCCAGAAGTAATTCCAGTACGCGTGGTTTACTTTCGCCGCGTAGTGTTGCTTGGACTCGAACACCGATCCCGTTTTCATCGGCCAGCTTCCAGCCAGGTACACGATATTCTTTCCCTTTGTCGCTCTTCCTGATTTCAAATTTCCCGATAATTTTTTCCCACGGCCCGAACCAGTCATATTCAATACGCCCGGTTAGCGGCCCACGAGTACTGATTACGGCATTAACCAGTTGCGCTTCATATCCGAGCACACCATTCACAACGAAAGTTTTCTGAGCTACTGCGTAAGGGTTCATTTGCCACTGCATCGCCTGCATGGTGATGGCCATGCAGTCTGATGGATTTCCCCGGAGGTGTTCCGGTACAGTAGCCATGCCGGAAGCCATTACCTGGGAAAATGTCTGAATTGCAGCCAGGGACTGAGGGCTGAAAACCGCAACATTAGAGTTAATATTTTCTTGTTGAGTTAATTCGTTCATTGTGTCCTTCCTCAGATGCTCAGTGCTTCAAGACGACGAAGATCAAAGTCGTTTAATTCGTCGGTATAACTTTCGGTAATCGGTGCTGGCCAGTTGTTTGTCTCCAGGGCTTCGTTTATCTGGCGTAGCGTCCGGCGATATTCCTGTCGACCAAGTTCCAGGAGTTCCTGCGAGGCTTCCACGACTACCACCCAGTGATAGCCAGCATCTTTGTTGACGAAGATCCAGAAAAATTTGTCCAGGTTTGCCACATCGCAATACATTGCGGCGCTGAGGTGATAATCACGCTCAATAATTTCACGGTGCAGGCGATCTTTAAGTCGTTCCTGTCGCACATAACCGAGGCTGACTGACTTCACGTCAGCGCAAATGCTTTCGTATGGCAGCCGGATTTCGATATCAGGACGGACCCTGATTTCCAGCCCGGTTTCTTCATCAAACCCGAAATAGCTGATTTCAGATTTGCGATCCGGGTGGTTGAGTAGCCTTGCTGCATCGGTATTGTTTTGCAGTGCCGCGTGAATATTTTTTGCCTGTTCATACATATCCGGACTGATAAACGTTTTCCCGGCATTTTCTTCTTGCTGGCGTTTTTGCCAGTCCTCCAGTGTCACCAGTTCCGGGCGAATTTTCCGTGCGATTTCGGTTAATTGCTCTTTTGTGCCACTGATGTTGTAAGGCAAAGATTTAGCACGTTCTTTTTTTGCCAGTTCTGGGTCTACAGTTTCAATTTGATCCAGAAGCTGCTCCCGTGCTCCACTGGTTTTCAACAGAGGAGGGAGGCTTGCGTTGTATTCTTTAATACAGGCTTTCATTGCTGATGCTGTGTGTTTTTCCCCCTCAGGAATACGCCGAAACTCCACCGGAAGCGAACCGTAAAGGATGCCTGTTTCTTCGGCCCCGGCACTTACAGACAGTGGCTGTATAAGAGTGCTGTTGTAGCTTTCGATCCACTCTTTCATCTGCTCTGGTGTCATCAGTGCTGGCAGACTGGCATTGTGTTTTTTAATGATGGCGATCAGTTCGCTAGAAGTAGTAACCACATATTCAGGAACCGGTACCGGAATGGCATATTCATCAGCGAATTTATCCGTTTCCAGAACATAGCTGTGAATGATCCGCCCACGCAGCAGTGCATCACTTTCCTCGTTCGGAATAGTTCCGGCAATGTGCCGTCCGTGGTAATACATCAGGCTGATACGGGCATCCTTCAGCATCGTGCTGCTTATTCCGTTGGCGGAGTGATAAACCTCGTTCGGGAGGTTTTCATAGCGGCCAGGCTCGAAATATGACGGCCACATGATTTCAGTTGCTACAGGAGCTGACGCTTCACCAGTTTCATCACTGCAATCACGATGCGGATCGCTGCCAGCATTCTCATTGTGCGGATGTTCAGCGCCTTCCATTTCCACCGGATCTTTTTCCTGATATTCATTCTGATTTTCTTCATTAAAGGTTTTCTGATACGTTGCGTCGCCCATCACCGCGCCACAGTCAGGACAGTTGCCGCCGCCAGCCTTACCGCAGGCGGTGCAAACTTTCTCCGTTTCCTGTTGTTGCACTACTGGCTCAGGCTGTTTCGTTTCTGGCTCGTTTTGTTGCGTATTTGGGGCGTTCTGTTCCGTTTCTGGCTGATTCTGGTATATAGAGTCGCGGGTCTGGATCCCCTTAACCCATTTCGGATCATTCGGGTCGCTAATCCCTTCAACAAATTCTCCGCGAGAGGCAGCCAGTAATTTGTCTGCATCGACAGGATTTTTGGGCGGAATGTTTTTCCGGGCTTCATGGAGTTCTGCCCGCAGTTTCTGATATTTCGCATCAACAGAATTTACCTGTGACTGAGCATCCAGCGGCTGCGTGTCCTGATGATGTTCAGTTGCGTCCGGTTCCATTGTTTCAGCCTCTCCCTGTTCATCTGCCGTTGTTTCAGATGGTTGCGGTTTTTCTTCATCATCCTGTTTTCCTTCTTCTGTTACACGCTGCGGCATCGGGGCAGAGGAGCGACCGCAGGCAATATCCACGATTTCCGGATCAGGGTTGGCATGATCGGTTTCAGTCAGTACTTTGTTCAGATATTCAGTGACGTGCGCGGGGATGACCTCGATCCCAATTGGTGCTTCTTTCACGGACGCAACCACGATGGCGCGTGAATAATCCAGCCCGCCAGGCATGGTGATGAATTTGTCGCGGAAAACAGAAAAGGGCGGTTTATTTTCAGCGATAATTTCCTCAATGCGTTTAGCGTGTGCCGGATGAAGGTTATAGATGTCCACGTCCATTGAACGGGCCAGTACGCCAGTGGCTACATCGCGCGCCAGTGACGTCAGATCGTGGACGAAACCTTCGCCGCGATCGGTGAGGTTCCCGCCGCCAGCATTAGCACCGGAAGCCGTGCGAGTGATGCGTGAAACACGATTCCCACTTCGCCATTCTTTTGTCAGAAGACCGCGATCAATGTGTTCGGTATCCAGCCAGGCTGAAATGAAATTCTTAAATTCATAGGGCTGATGTTTTTTCGTGATAGAGAAAACTGCCTTAATTGCATCAGTCAGGCGGAGCAGGGCGGCATTATCCAGAGTTGTCGGTTCTGCCATGCCGCGTATGGCCAACAGCAGATTCTGGACATAGCTGTTTTCCTGATCCATCTCAAGAGCAGTAATGTGTTCGCGTTGTTCTCGGGTGGCATGATGCAGGTATTTCCGATCCCCGGCCGCATAGGTAAAAATGTGCAGAAGACGCTGTGTGAACCGCAAAGTAGATACAGATACTTCGCAATCCTGGCAATCCCCGTGAGCGTCTGCCCGTGTGTTTTCTTCCTGGCCTCCCGCCGGTTCTTCGGTTTCCGGTGCATTCTCCTGATGGTGAACGTCGTCTGGCGCTGCTCCCGGTTTTAGTTCCCAGGTCATGGAGTCTTTGCTGAGTTGATAGCGTTCACTCCAGGTAAAATCGATCTCACCTTCAGGGGGAAGGTCATTAACGACAGGAAAATTCGTGGCAACAGGTTTAAAATAGCTGCTCAGTTTTTTACCTGACTTAACGAGCAGGTAGTCCAGAGTGGCACAGGTCGATTCAAAATCGTCGCTTGCCCACAGGACGACGTCAGGTTCACCGGATGATTTTTTCGCTTTCCGTAACAGGAAGAGTGGTTTTGTGCTCATAGTTTTTTAACCTCAACTCAGATTAAAATTCGTTTTGTTCAGTGAATGATCTTGCCGGATACACACTGTTCATAGCCTGCGCCATACGCAGGCTATTTCTTTCAGATTTCACCGTTTAATTTCATTGCAATCAGAGTTGCCAGAAATCCGGCTTTTTTTTCTGCGGGCAGATTCTTTCCGATGTGAACCAGGCACATTTTTGTGACACCTTCATCAAGTGTTTTTACGTTGCCTGATGGACCGTCGATATCAACCACAGTGAATGGGGTTTCTTTATTTTCTGTTTTAATCACGTAGCCAATACGCTTTCCTTCCAGATTAACCTCGTGAACAATGTCATCGGTAGTTACAACAGTGGCTTCATAATTGGTAATCATGTTTTTCTCCTTAATTAAGGTTGAGCGAATCCCTGCCATTGCTGGCATAAATTCAGTTTCGAATAGTCAGTTAATTAAAGTTCGTGTGCCATCTGGTCTTTTTCGGCACAATTTTCACTACAATATTTTTTCATTTCCGTCGTTGGGATAACTCCACGCATGAAATGAAGTGGTCTTTTAATGGTTTTGCTTTCTTCAACGTCTTTATTGCAAAGGTGGTAACCACATTTTATTTTCATGATTTTCTCCTGTGAGGCCTGCGGGAATTTCTTCATCTACAGGCCGGATAAATTTCTCAACAGGGAAACATTCACCAGCTACTTTTTGCTCAATAGCTGCGGCCTTGCATTCAGATTCGGAGTTATAAATTCCGGTAACAACATCCTGAGTTTCGCCTGATGTCAGAAAAACGGTCATGACAAGAGCGAACAAAGTGTTCATTTATTTTACTCCCGGTCGCAATTGCAAACTGAATAATGGCCTGCTCAAACATTTCTTCATCCTGTAAAAATACAGCGATGGCGAATTTACTCTGTGCGGCACTGATAGCTGTTAGATGATTACGTTCCATAACGCCACCTGAGCTACTTTATTCCTCGGTAACTTTATAACCATTAATTTCCAGAAATGTAGCGATATCCTGATATGAAAATTTTTCCAGAAGCTCATGAAGACGCCCCTCTGTTGAAAAGTATTCTGCTATTTCTTCGGCTCCAACCATTTCAATAATAGCGTCGTTATCTTCAACTGAATCAATCAGGTCTGATAACTTCACGCCATTGACTTCAATACATAATTTTTGATTGTAATCGGGCTTAACCTGTACATCTTTTGCTGTTATTTCAAAACTTATCTCTTGCATATAATTCTCTTCTTGGTTACTAAGTGAATTTTGTGATGCGGTGCCTGGTGCCTCCAGGTGACTGCAACCAGTTAACAATTACAGTCGGCTTTCCCACCCAAACCAATAAGGACTAACATGACTTTTAACTGTGCCGCGTGCGCTTAGCCGCATTCACCGCATCACAAAATTCACTTTAAAAAGGGCGGACATCAGCCGAACTTCAAGAAAAAACTGATGCCGCCAAGACTACACACAGCAATGTCGTTATTTACAACCGGAGGCGCACTCCCACCATTTAAATTTAACAGACAAAACCGACTCTTTATGGATATCGGAAATGCGCCTTCGTGTTGCGCCCGGTTTTATTTCACCACCTCCGGGCTTTGGTGGCCTCGGCTATACCCCTACAGCGAGAATATTGAATTAATCCAAATAATGGATTAGCAAGTATTTCTGGCAAGCCAGCGACGTGCGCCCGTTTCAGTTTTGAATGTCTTGCTTTTGGTATAAGTCATGGCGGTGAACGTTCCATCCTGGTTGGGGAACACGCCACACACTAGGGATTCGTTGTTGCCGAGGTCGATTTTTTGCATTTTGGAAACCCTCACATCTTGTTGTTGCGGATAGAGGCTTCTGCCTGCCAGAGATCCCAGTCGTTGCTGCGTAGAGCCTGTACAGCCTGGCTGTAAGTGATGCCGTAACAATCCATCAAATACTGAACTACTTCGTAATGCACCATTTTATCTCTCCCTTTAACGCCGGGTGGCGGAACTAAAACCTACAGCGCCGTGCTGCTTCTGCAATAATATTAGTTATATTCATATAAGTGATCAACACAAATATGCATTTTATTGATAAAAATGTACTATCGTAATGAAATTTTTAGTGTTTTTTTTGATAAAAAAGAAAGGTGAGGGTGCAGAGGGGACAAAAAAACCGCCAAAAATGGCGGTTTAGTTACGAGGTTACGGGAGCTATTTCTTCATGCGTTTCTGAGCTGCCAGCATCTTTTCAAACGCTTCTTTGTAGAGTTCATTCTGACCTTTAAGCCTTTCGATTAGTTTTGCTTTTTCTGATTCGGGTAGGATTTCAAAAAGATCCAGTAAATCAGCTTGTTGCTTGTTAACCATCCGCCAACCTTCTCCTTCGAAACTTTCGTCATAAGTTCCTGAGGAACGGACGTAATTCATCAGATCAGCTAAATCAGGCCTCAACTCTTCAGGCTTAACTCTTAGTAATACAGCGAATTTTAATGCTGCATCAGTGTTTAGTGGAGCCTTTCCGTTGAGATAGTGGCTAACTGTGGATTGAGTCTCAAAGCCCATTAGCTCAGCAGCAAGCTCCTGAGTCAGTTTGAGCTCTCTTTTTTTGGCATCCCAGACTGCGCGCAGACGCTGCGTAGCTTCTGGCGATGCGATTTCTTCGCGTTTTCTTCTCATACCACCATCTTATGAACACAACTCATAATCTCAAACTGATATAGGTATTGATCATTTAAATTAATATAGTTAATATTTTGACAGGCATTACTAAGGTGACCCTTATGACATTAGATGAATATTTGAAAAAAAATCGTGTACGACAGTCTTGTTTGGCTGCACTCGCTGGTTGTTCGCAATCAATGATTAGCCTCGTAGCTACTGGCCGTAGTCAGTTAAGCCCCGAAAAGGTATTGCGTATCGCGGAGGCTACGAATTTCGAGGTTACACCTCATGAACTTCGGCCTGATATCTACCCGAATCCGACCGATGGTTTACCTGTTGGATGTAAAGCTAACACACAAAATGCACAGGAGTTGATTCATGAAAATCAGGCATGAGCACATTGAATCAGTGCTGTTAGCCCTGGCCGCTGAAAAAGGGCAGGCATGGGTAGCCAATGCAATTACTGAAGAATATCTGCGCCAGGGGGACGGCGAATTGCCCTTGGTACCAGGCAGGGACTGGAACAATCAGCAGAATATCTATCATCGTTGGTTAAAAGGTGAAACGGAAGCGCAAAGGGAAAAAATTCAGAAGCTGATCCCAGCAATTCTGGCAATCCTTCCGCGGGAGCTGCGTCATCGACTCTGCATCTTCGATACCCTGGAACGCCGTGCATTACTGGCGGCGCAGGAAGCGTTGAGTACGGCAATTGATGCGCATGATGATGCAGTCCAGGCCGTTTACCGGAAAGCACATTTCAGCGGTGGTGGAGCGTCCGACGATTCTGTTGTAGTGCATTGATTGAAATTAATCGTGCCGGACTGTTTTGTTCGGTATCAGTTAAATGTAACGCTCACAGCGTTACAAGGTGAAAACAATATGGCTTCAAACTGGATAAAGCTCGAGGTTATTACGCCGGATAAGCCGGAAATATTCAGGCTTGCTGAGATTCTGAATATTGATCCAGATGCCGCATTAGGGAAAGTCATTCGCTTCTGGGTATGGGCGGATCAACAAATGATAGACGGTAACGTAGAGTGTAACGCTCGCAGCGTTACAAAAAGTGCAATAGATCGCATCACTTTTATGGCTGGTTTTGCTGATGCGCTAATTCAGGTTGGATGGCTGGTCGAAAATGACGGTGGGCTTTCGCTACCTAACTTTGAACGTCATAACGGAAAAAGCTCAAAAAAACGGGCGGTTACAAACGAGCGAGTAACAAAAATACGTGAACTGAAACGAAAAGGTAACGCTGCCAGCGTTACACAAACGGATCAAAAAGCGTTACCAGAGGAAGAGGAAGAGGAAGAGGAAGATATAAATACTGATCTCCCTCTAAATCTCCCTCACCAAAAACGAGCGACTAAAAAATTCGACCCGTTGTCAGTTGCTCTGCCTGAGTGGTTGCCGGAAACACTCTGGCATGAGTGGGTTCAATTCAGGCAGGCATTGCGAAAACCGATTCGAACGGAGCAGGGCGCTAACGGGGCGATACGGGAGCTGGAAAAATTCCGCCAGCAGGGTTTTACCCCTGAGCAGGTGATTAGACACAGCATTGCCCATGAATACCAGGGCTTGTTCGCGCCGAAAGGCGTTCGGCCTGAGACGTTGCTTCGACAGGTTAACACCGTCTCGTTTCCGGACAGTGCGATCCCACCAGGCTTCAGGGGGTAACGAAGCATGAAAAATATTGCGACAGGCGGCGTTCTGGAACGTATCCGCAGGCTGGCCCCGCCACATGTAACCGCGCCATTCAGGACGGTGGCGGAGTGGCGCGAGTGGCAACTTGCAGAAGGCCAGAAACGTTGTGAGGAGATCAACCGTCAGAATCGTCAGTTGCGGGTGGAAAAAATCCTGAATCGCTCCGGCATCCAGCCGTTGCACCGCAAATGCTCGTTTGCGAATTACAAGGTGCAGAACGACGGCCAGCGATACGCGTTGAGTCAGGCGAAATCTATCGCTGACGAACTGGTTACCGGATGCACAAATTTCGCGTTCAGCGGAAAACCTGGTACCGGAAAAAACCATCTGGCGGCGGCTATCGGGAATCGCCTGCTGAAAGATGGCCAGACAGTGATTGTGGTTACCGTGGCTGATGTCATGAGTGCTCTACACGCCAGCTATGACGACGGGCAATCAGGCGAAAAATTTTTGCGGGAACTGTGCGAAGTGGATCTGCTGGTTCTTGATGAAATTGGTATTCAGCGCGAGACGAAAAACGAGCAGGTGGTACTGCACCAGATTGTTGATCGCCGGACAGCGTCGATGCGCAGCGTGGGGATGCTGACAAACCTGAACTATGAGGCCATGAAAACATTGCTCGGCGAGCGGATTATGGATCGCATGACCATGAACGGCGGGCGCTGGGTGAATTTTAACTGGGAGAGCTGGCGCCCGAATGTTGGTCAGCCAGGTATTGAGAAGTAATTTTTACCGGGAGGAAATTTTAATGGAGACCGTTTTTGACGCACTGAAAGCGATGGGAAAAGCCACGTCGGTAGAACTGGCTGCGCGACTTGATATCAGTCGTGAAGAGGTACTGAACGAGCTGTGGGAACTGAAAAAGGCTGGTTTCGTTGATAAAAGCGTATACACCTGGCGTGTAGCTGGTGAAGGTGAATCCGGGGTAGCCGAAGAGCAGCCAGCACAATCTGAAGTACAGGATGTGCTAACCAGGGAGGTCGAACGAAAAGTTACCGCTGACATGATGATTGAGTTTATCGGTCAGGAGGGAGCTAAAACGTGTGAGGAACTGGCGGGTAAGTTTGGTGTCAGCACTCGCAAGGTTGCTTCCACGCTGGCGGTAGTAACCGCAACGGGGCGGCTGGCACGCGTAAACCAGAACGGTAAATTTCGCTACTGCATGCCGGGCGGTAATTTACCAGCAGAGCCGAAAGCTGCATTGGTAGCGGAAACTGATGGTAAAGCCTTTCCTCAGCCAGCAAGTGTTGCGTTACCAGTACAGGAAGCTGCAACACAGGAAGATATTAAAACAGAAACTGTGGCGGACATTGTGCAGCCGCTTGAGAAGCGAGTGGATAATCTGGTTCTGCCATCGCTGCGACAGGCAAACCGCGAACTGCGTCGGGCGAAAAGTGATATCCGGAAATGGGAGCGAGTCTGCGTCGCGCTGCGGGAGCTGAATAAATATCGCGATATTGTCGCCCAGCTTTGCCAGGAGGCAACCAGTGAGCAAGATTGACTATCAGGCACTGCGTGGGGCGGCAGAAGCAATAAAAATAGCAGCCACACCACAAAAATTGCTGGCATTTCGTATGAAAGTCACACCTCAGGTTGTGCTGGAACTGCTGGATGAACTGGAAATTAAAAGCAAACGAATTAACGAGTTAATCAAGGGTGGTGAAAACGCCAAATACGTGACTGAAATTTTCCGACTTGAGAAAGAACGCATGGCGCTGGCAGCGGAGAATGCGGCGCTTAAACAGTCGGAGAAGGAATTTAATAACTTCTGTCGTCAGGAGTACTACGGTTGGGAGGACAACTTCACGGAAACCCCAGCCACCGATGCTTTCCTGGCTGAAGTACGGGCGGTGGCGTTTGACGAACTTCGCGCGGCGTTTGTCAGGCACGTAAAAGTTGCAGGACTGGATGAGGCCGATACCGTAACGCTTAAGGAAGTGACAGAAGCATTGTTGCATTGTGCGGAA